TGCCCAATGTTTGATACAGTATAATTTGACATTATATATATCTCCTTTTGTTTAGGTTTTTGCTAATAGAGCTAGTTAATTTCAGTATCGGAATTGTCCAACCTCAGTCGGGTTTCGTCTTACTTTTAATCTGCTATTCAAGGGCTAGCAATTTGCCCATAGAATTTTGTTAAATAACTTTAGATCTAGTTAACTTATCTGCTACCATTTTTCTAAATGCACTATCAGTAGCATATTGAGGACTAGCCATATCTGCTTTCATCTGACCTATACTTTCGTATGCAGATCCAGAGTTTGGTACAGATGTTTCCCCTGTAGTTAACATAGGTTCTTTACTTTCAGATGAGAAACGAGCATACATACCTTTAATAGTAAATAATGCAGTTTCATTATCTTTTCCTATATTTTCATTAAATTGTTTAATTTCTGATTCTGGAAGATTATTACTAACCCAATCAGTCATTCTTTTATAATTTTCTTCTCCACCTGCACTTTCAAATGCCTGTGCTTCAAATTGTTTTGCTACAGCATCTAAGCCTGCAATATAATTATCAATGTATGATTTAGGTAATCCTGCTTTTTCTAAAGCGGATATAGTATTTTCACTTAACTCACCATTATCTTCAAACTCTTTTTGAGCAGAAGTAAAATCAAAGTTAATAGGTGTATCTGTTTTTAATTCTTCTTTAGGAGTATCTTCTTGAGGTTTACTTTCTCCTAATTTCTTTTCTAATTCTTGATAAGATTTAACTAAATCTTCTTGTGTTTTAAATTTACCAAGTATTGGCTTTGATTCAACAGCTTCTGGTGCTTGTTCAGTTTCAACTGTGTTGTTAGCATCTACTTTTGCTTCCATAGCATCTCTATGCTCTTGAGTTTCTTGTACTTCTTCTACAGGTACGTCTAATTTATCGACCATTGTTTATCCTTATTATTATTATTTTATTCCCTATTTTGTTTAACGCTATCCCTGACCATACCCATGCCTTCTTTTACAGCGACAGGGGAATTTTGTTGCATCATCATTTGTTCTTGCATAGCTTGTTGTTCCTGTGCAATTTGCTCTTGAGATTTAATAAGCCCGTTCATCTCTACTCCTAAAGATGTTCCAACTCTTTTTACATATTCTTCTAAATTTAAATAAGTCATTAACTGCTCTGCAAACGGTTGCAGTTGATTAACAAATGTATTTAATCTTTGTAAATCACTTGATCTACCTAACGCTTCTAGTCCCGTAACAATTTTAGGACGTACACTATCTTTAGGTAAAGTAGGTAAAGCCTTTTTCTTTTCCATTTGATAAACCAATCTATTAATCAAAGGTAATTGTAATTCTTGAGATAATAAAGAATATAAACCACCTAAACTATCATCTAACTCTTTTGATACATAATTAATTTCTGTAGCTGTAACTCTGTCATTATTTCTTTGAACAGAAGCATTTAACATAAATGAAAACTGTAATCTTTCTTCAATAATTTTAATAGTTTGAAAAGTAACCGCAAAGTCAGCACCTTTGTTAACTTGAAGTGTAGTAACGTCTTCTGCATTACCTTCTCTTATTGCACCGTTTGGACTTTCAGATAAAGTTTTAAGTCTTGTACTTCCATTTGGTTTTACTAAAAATAATACTTTACTAGCTGCTGCTGACCCCTCAACAATTGCTCTGTATAATGCCTCCAAACTACGAAGGTCACCGATATATTCCTCAATAAATCCTCTACCGTAATCAGCATTATCAATAGAAGTATATCTCAGTGGTATAAATGCGTTCTTATCTAAAGGGTAACTACCAATAGAAGATGGTATTGTTTTCTCATTTATTTCTTGATGAACTTCCCATTTCTTACCGTTGTAAGATTTTTTAACACAAGTATAAATTTCACAAGTATTGTCATAGCCTTCTTTATTTTTATCCCCGTCTATTAATTCTCTTTGTTCTTCTGTTAAAGAGCTGGGTGAAACCATATCTTTTGTAATTATCTCTAAAATATTACCTACACCGTCTCTCTTAACGACATATCTATCTAAATGGTAAACTTTTATTTTTAATTCAGGAGTAATATAAAGTAAAACATTACCGCAAATCAAAAGATGTTTTAAACCTTCAAATAAAGCAGTTCTGAAATTATTAACTTCCATTTCATTCATAACAACTCGTTCAATTGAACCCATTGCTTTTTCAAATTCGCCCTTCATATCATCTCGTCCTGATAATTCAGATAAAGTAAACTCGTCAAGAGTTAGTCTAAAGAAAGGTTGATTAGGGGGAAGTAGAGCTAGAAGTAGCTTTGAAGATAAGTTGTTGACACCTCTTGCACCAATACCTTGATACGGAGTGTATAAAACTGTGTGACCTGTGTGGTGTTCTCTAGGCATTATAGAGGGGATTGTAAATTCTGCACTATCCCTTGCTCTATCAAGGTAAGGATCTCTAATAGCCTCTAATGTACTGTACCTTGATTTAGCTGTCGTATAATTTGCCATGATCTACTAAGGTATGTTTGCTCCAGATCCACTTGATCCAACCCCAATTTGTAAAGGTATTCTTAAAGCTGATTTTCCTCTTTTCTTAGAATAACTCACATCACTTGATGTGTTTACTTGAGGTGCTTTAGGTGCCTTTTCTCGCAATCTAACATTACTAGCGTTAACTTCTGTCGCTGGCATCGCTGGTGGCGGTGGTGGTGGTGGTGGCTTGGGTCTACTTGGTGGGCACATTTATTTAATATCTCCTACTATTATTTCTTTTAATATATTTTCATCTTTGTCGGATAAAAGTTGTTTTAAGTGGGAAACCACACTTGATTGACCTGCCTTAAACCATACTTGTCTTTCAGTATCTTTTAAATCAGGGGATTTATTAGGGAATTGTTTATCTAAATAATCTAATAACTCTTGATTAATCATATTTTGTTTCCAAGAGTGCAACTATTTAGCTTTAATCTTTAGGGGAATGGGTACTACCGTTAGTACATTTTTGGTGGGAATGACCATAGTATTACCTCCTTCTGAGATAACAAACTTGCCATTTTTAACGTCAGTTGTAAAATCTGAAGCTAATATAAAAGAGTTTTCATTCTTCTCCACGAGAAATCCAACACTTAAACATATAGTAGGTAACATCTGTTCTATATAACTTAACTCATTCCAAGATGAATCTGAGTTTGCGTCTTCCCACAAACAAAGTACAAACTTATACTTCGGTGGGTTTGTTGACAACCACTGTAGTAGTTGTTTGAGTAGTTTCTTCATTTTTAGTTACCTCATTTTCAAATGTCTTATCAACATTTGGGTTAGTATTTTCTTTTACTTTTTCCTCTGGTAATGGTTCAATAGGTAATTCTTCTAGTGTAGATCTAGAAGTGCTTTCCCCAATTATTTTATAAGTAGCGTTTATTGTAGGGGGAAATTTATTTTCTGTATCTGGTGTACGGGCGTAAAAGACATCTTCATAAAGAATATCTGCGTTTATCCAAGTTTTCTTTTTCCATTTCTTTACAACACTCATTTTTTATCCTTTAGTTTTAATTTCTCTAATTCACAATAATGTATAATTTTATCTAAATCTTGAATTGCACTTCCTTTAAATAAATACCTACAAACATATTTTACGACACACCCTTGAAAAAACGTAAGATTGTTTTTTGAAATAAATTCGTAAGGTTGAATAAAAAACTTTTTATAATGGGATCCACCAACTTGTCTGTCTTGGGGAAAAGTATCTTTAAATAAATCTTTATTTGTCATCGCCACTCCATAGTTTAGGTTCTTTCTTTTTAAAATCGTAATCAGTATTTCTTAAAATACGAGCTACACGAGCTTGTGTTAAGGCATCTTCTTCTGTTAGACCTTGCTCTACAAAACAAGACTTAACGACTTTCCACAAATTCTTTTTTCTTAGGAATGTTTTTTTAGTTTTAACTTCACCGTAAGAAGGACAGCCTTTATAATTATCAACTGAATCTCCTACTAAAGTTTGATAATAAAAATTATAATCAGCTTGTTTTTTAGTAATTGCATAGAATTCTTTTAATTGAGGATTATAATGTAATCCTGCAATTTGATTTAAATCTTTATCAATACTACAAATTATTTTATTACCTTTAATAACATCAGCTGTTCCAAGTATTCCTAAAATATCATCAGCTTCTAATCTAGGTCTAACATATCCATTAAACTTTTTATAAATATAATCTCTACAAAATTTTAAAGTAATAGGTTTTCTTTGTTTAGTTCTGTTTAATTTATAATCTGGAAATATATCTTTTCTAAAATTATCTTTATCACTTAATGCTGATATAAATTCTTTACACTGAGTGTCATGTATTAGTGTTTGATAAGCGTCTTCAATTTTTCTAATACAATCTTTTTCATCAGAGTGTAATGTCCATATAGCTTCATCGTCATCGCCCCATCTAATAGGTTCTTCACTTGAAAAAGCTACTTGATAAGCAATAACATCAGCGTCTATTAATAGTGTGCTCATGCGTTTCCTTTTGGTTTTATTTTATTTAAATTAACGTGAATAACATTACCGTCACGATTTTTTATTTTTCCTCTAAAATCGTTTTCATCAAACTCTTTTTCTACGGCTTCTGTTAACGGTAGAGTACCTAGTAAAGCACCATGAGTTTCTACTGTTTTTAAAAATCCAGACAATATAGATCCCACTTGAACAGCAGGGCTATTAACCATATCTTCTGGAGTTTCAGTATCGGTGTACTTTTCAAAAATACTGTATTCTATTTTATCTTTGTCATCTTTCTTATCGTGTAAAACTATTATAACTTGCATTTCATATCCTTTAATTTATTCCACCAAGCATCTGCAATTTCATACAAAGTATTTGGTGATTTTATTTTTCCTTTAGTTGAGTTACATGAATGACAAATGATCCATATGTTATTAATTTCGTAACCTTTAGTTGGATCTAAACGATCTACTGAGGGAGAATTAGATTGATCTCCTTGTGGTTTTAATATCCGTTTACAACAAGGACAATGACTAGGAGTAATTTTAATTAACTCGTCAATACTCAAACCACAATCGTGTCCTTGTCTAATCCGTTGGTTGCATAAAGCATTGGAAGCCCATTTTCTCCATTTAGGATTAGTGGGTTTCAGCCCAATTTTTACCGACACGGTATTCAGCTCCTAAAGGTACCCTTAAGTTGAAATGCTCCCCTGCCTCTTTAATACTTTCTACTGATAATTTACCCACATCATCAGCAACATCTGGTCTTGCTTCGATTTGAAATTCATCATGTATGTTTGCCACAACAAATGCGTCTATATCTTTTAATTTATCCCAAAGAATAACTAATGCTTTTTTCATTATGATAGCTGCACAACTTTGATTCAAAGCATTTAAAGCTGAGTGTTGTGATCTAATAGTTAATATTCTTTTATCTATAGCAACTAAATAACCTTTAGTTTCTACCTTGTGAAATATATCTGATTTAATTTCATATAAGAAAGGTAATACTTTATAGAATTTTTCTAATACAATTTTAGCTTCTTGCATATCGCAATCTAATATTTCAGAAACCCTACGAGCACTTGCTCCATAAAGAACTGCATAAAGTATTGTCTTTGCAAGTGATCTTTCTTTTAAACCTAAATTCTTTTGGTTGTAAGTGTGTATGTCGCCATTGAGAATAAGATCTACATACTCTTTACCACCCGTGTAGTTATAAATATAGTGACCTAAACTTCTTGCTTCAATTCCACTTGCGTCTGCACCTACGAGTACATAACCTTTACTTGGTATAAATAATTCTCTACATTCTTTTCCGTAAGGTGAATTAATACTAGGTACTTGTTGTAAGTTAGGACTACGACAAGACATTCTTCCTGTTGTAATATTTGTAATATAACTTGTATGTACTCTTCCATCTTTAACAACTTTTAACCAAGCGTTCTTACCATCACTTAACATTCCTAATCTTTTTTCAATTAATAAGTATTCATTAAGTTCTTTAGCTTCTGGATAATCTAAATGTCCTAAAACTTCTTCATCAACAATAGGTAATCCTGTTTCAGAAAACTTTTTAGGTTTCCAATTTCTCAATTCAATTAGTCTATTAGATATTTGCTGACGACTTGAAGGATTAAACTTCATTGTTTTAGATTTTCTAATAGCAACACCTTTTTTATATCCAAGTTTTTTATTATTAACTTTAGGAATAAACTCTCCTAAATCCACTTGCCAATCTGGTATTCTATTTTCTAAACTTAATTTAAGATCATGTGATCTTCCTAAAAGTTTTGAGTGAAGATCCTGTGCTTTAGATACGTCAAATCCAAAACCTTTATCTTCTTGAAGTTTTAAAATGTTAGCTACTTCATGTTCTAACTCTACACTCTCTTTACTAAAACCTTTTTCAATTAATTTTTTATAAAGTAACGATGTTAATTTTACATCTTGAACACAGTAATCTAACATATCTTGATTAAAGTTTAAAAAGTCGTTAATCTCTGCGTAATCTCCTTTATAAAACTTAAGTCTTTGTCCCCAAGCTTTTAAACTGTGTCTTCCTACTACGGACTTATCTATGTGATTGTTAGCTAACAATTTAAAGTCTACGCTATTCGCAATGTCAGGGTAGATAAGGCGACTTAAACATAGAGTGTCGTGTACTAACTCGGGATTGTGAGTGTAGTTATACAAACGCTTAAGTACAGGGAGGTCATACTTTATTACATTATGTCCCACGATTAAGTTGTCAGCTAACATATCAATACCTTTCGGTATATCTCGTCCGATGAACGAAATTTCTTTTCCATCTTTTTGTAAAACTAGACAATGGACTTTTGTTGGATTAAAGCCGTCAGTTTCTATATCAAAAATTATTGGAGTTTTCATATTCTTGTAACCTTCCTGTGTCCGAGTTATATTGTAATACTGTTGCAACACCTGTAATTCCTGCAAACCTATTTTTTAAAATTCTTACAGTTGTCTTTTTAGAATCTGCAACATCTGAAACTGATCTTTCACAGCCAATGCAAATGTCAGTTAGTTGCCCAATTGAACCCGATCCCCTAAGTTGTCCAAGTGATGTTTGTAATCCATCTGTGTGGTCTTTATCTCCTTGCGGTCGTTTTAGGTGGCTCACCAAGATCACGCCTATATTTAATTGCTCTGTTAAACCTCTAAGTCTAGTCATTAACAAATCAATTGTTTTTCTTTCATCATTAGATTCTAAACCACTAACAATAATTGATATGTGATCTATAAATAAATATTCTATGTCTAAAGCTTTTGCGAAATATTTTATTTTATTAATTATTGTGTCTTGCTCAACAGATCCCCAATGGTCATAGAGGAATACATTACCATTACCTATAGTTTCTTTATAAGCATTTTCTAATTCTTCTTCTGTAACATTTGATCTATCAATATGAATAGGTTTATTTAAATGTAATCCTATAATTCCTTCGCAAGTTCTTTTTAAACTTTCTTCAAGAGATATAATTCCTATTCGTTTTTCTTTTTTAATTAAATCGTAAGCAATTTCTTTTGTCATTAACGATTTACCAATTCCAGAACCACCACATATAGTTACAATTTCTCTTTTTCTAATACCAAAAAGTTTTTTGTTAAGACCATCATAAGGATAAAAAGCTGTAGCTTTAGCGTCTTCTTGTTTAATAACTTCCCAAAGTTCTTCGCCTGCAACTACACCATCTGGTCTATGAGTTTTTGCTTCCCACATAGCTTTAATTACCTCTGCTCCAAAGCCGTTAACTAACATTTCGTTAACATCTTTAAGTTCAAAGTTTGCAATTTTAGCTTTACCAATAGTTAAAAGTTCAGCACATTTCTTAGCCGCCTCTTGACCTGCATCATCTTGGTCAAAGAAAAATATTACCTGTTCAAAATTTTCGATCCATTCAAGTTGTTTCTTTAACGACTTAACTGCCCCGTTAACACCATTAGGTATTCCACAAACAGGATATTTGTGATTAAATAATTGAGAAAGTGAAAGGCTGTCTATCTCCCCCTCACAAATACACAAAATCTTACCTTTGGTACCCCATAAGTTTTGACCGTACAAAGTAGCTTGGCTTATATCTCCTCTTGTCTTAAATTCTTTGTTAGCAAATCTAAGTTTTTGAAATACAGGTTTCTTTGCTTTATCGTAATAAGTGGCAACTTGAACAGGCTTACCATCTACTTCCGCAAGTTTGTAATTCCATTTTTTACAAGTTTCCAAAGATAACTTACGTTTGGATAAAGCAGTGGCTTGACCTTGTAGTAAATCACCAAAATATACATCTTTAGATATTGTAGTATTGTTGCCATTACCAATAGTAGTAGAGCAAACGAAACAATGGGTATGACCATCAGAATAGAGAGCCATTCCGTCACTAGATGAACAGGACGTGCAAGGCATATGTTTAATAAATTCAGAATCTTGTTCATTGTTCATACCCCACCTCTTGCTTTATTAAGTCTATCTTCTATGTAATCTTCAAATCTTTTATTAGCTTCATTGAGTTTAGAATTAAGAACACCATTCATTTTTCTATGCCCTTCTTCTATCTCGTTAAGATTTTTTATATGAGCATACAAAGCTAAATTCTTTTCAACCATGCTGCTTAATTTAGTTTCTAAAACTTCTACTCTTTTTTCTAAATCGTTATCACCTCTATCATCAATCGTTAAACTCATGCTTCCCTCCCTTATTATTTTATTTATTAAAAATCCAATCTTGTGGAATTAGTTTGTCAGAATATTTAAACCCATACTTAACGCACCAATCTCCGTAACTCGTCTTGCTTCCTTTGTAGATACGGTTTCTAGAGTTTCCAAAGACAAACCTAATGTCTAGATTTGGCTGTTGCTCTTTAACGAGTAAATGTTTTTTTCTATCTTCTCGTTTAAAAAAACCTTTAATCTCAATAAGAACACCATTGTCTAATTCTAAATCTGGTGTGTACTTATGTTTGGTAGAAGGCTTGAAGTAATCAACAACACGTTCTTCATACTTAAAAGAAATTTTACGATCTTTTAGATTATTAATAACGGTTTCTTCAAGCCCACTACGGTACTTAGAAGTCTGTTTCTTGCGAAACGGAAACTTCTTTTTTCCCACTCGGTACATTGGAAACTTTCTCTTCGCCAAAACCATAATCAAAATTGTCTTCTGTAGTTTCTGAGTTGGTTTCAGACTTAGTTGATACAATTTCAATTAACTGCACAGCTTTTAATCTTAAACCAACACCTACGCCTTGTAGATTGTTAGCCCAAGAAAAAGCTTGAAAAGCGATCTTCATTTTACTCCCCGTATAAACAGGTTGCGTTTCCGCAATTGTTTTATCGGCATTGTAAATCTTTGGTCTTTGCTCAAAGTCAGTTCCGTTTTTCATTGTTACTTTAGGTTTAAGTTTAAACTTAAACTCTATTCCACCACCTTTTAAAACTTTGTACTGTGTGTGAGGTGCTCTTCTATCTGTGTTCTCAGTTTTTTGCCGAGCAGTCAAAGTTTCCTCGTAAAGTTTTACTAATGGCTTTGCGTCTTCATCAGTTAGAACTAATTTTACTGTGTATACTCCGTCTGGTTTTTCAAACTGTGTATCTGGTGTAAAAATATAGGGGTATTGCCCAATTCCAACAGGTGTCGTGTGTATTGCTTTTTCGTTTATCATATTTATGTTTACCTCCAAGAGTGGTTATGTTGTTGTTATCCTTTGTGAGAATATCTCGCTATCGCAACTATATAGTTAAATTTTTGCACAGTTCCCTAAGCTTAAAGATTGTGGGTATTTACTAACCCATTTAGCATAAGTCTTACAAAACTCCTCAAATTGAGTAGTTGTCGATTTGTCAGATGTATAACTATTAAAATTTATAAAGACTGAAAATAAAAATATAGCTAATATATATTTAGTCATGCCTTCTCCATTCATAGTATTTTTCTTTCTTGTTCATAATGACATTCATAGATTTAACGTCTCTCTTTTTAGGGTAAATGTATGCAACTATGCCTTTATCTATTTCTTTAAGTTCATAGCCCGCACCTAACTCTATTCTGTTAGCTACTCTAAAATCATCTTCATTAGGTTCATACAGTTCGCCTTTTATTGAGTAGTTGTTTTCCATTTTGAAAACAAATGGGTACCAAAAACCCGTCATAGAATAACCTTTAGATTTAGTAGTATATTCACCTATAAATTTACTTTTCTTTAAAACATAATCTAGATGTCCTCCTTTTTTTAGTGATCCGTATACAAATAATTTTTTTGTCATTTATCCCTTTCTATTATTATATTAGTATTGAAAGTGCAACTATTTAGCTAAAAAAATAGCTACTGTTTGCAATTTCATTAATGTTTAAATTCCCTCGTTCTGGTGGGGAAGTTAAACGACTTTTATATGGTTCGGGTAGCTGGGCTTCCCAATCTTTATATAAAATTTCTAAATAGTCTTCGCTAAACAAATCAATAACTACTTTTCTTATAATTTTATTTAACTGATCTATTCTATTTGGTGTTGTTGCAAAACTATCATGTACCATTAATAAATTATTAATTGGTTCATCTGCATTTTTACAATACAACGCAACACCTTGAACGATAGCAGCATCTAAGCTATGAACTATGTTGGGAGAAATTGATGACGAGTATTTTCTAGAATTTTTCTTATTAATTTCCCGTCTATAAGTTGTGTAAACTAACGATCCCGCAATTGTTGTTTTAACTTTAAATGGTACATCATATCTATAATCCATTTCCACAGGAAAATTCATAGGTGTAGTCCACTTCATCGTTAAGTTTGCTTTAGCAAAAAGTTTGGCACATTCTTGAAACCATTTCATAAGCTGTGCTTCAAGTTCAACTTCTTCTTCCATTTTATCCCAAACAATTTTAGCTAGCCAACGACAATCTTTAAAACCGTCATCTGCTAATACTTTCTTCTTGGGATTAAACTCACATATACTTTTGTATTCATCAAATATTTGTTGCCTAGCACCATATTGCTTTAATGAATAAACATACGTCATTATGTTTCTTTTCACGATTTTTCTGTTAATACCAAACTGCAACCAACGGTTAGCTTCTTTAATACCCTCGCCCGCTTGTGTGTTAGTTTCAGTATTAACTAAATCAGAAACCGAAGTATAAATATCTTGTGGTATATCTGACGGTAAGACATTTACTTTCTTTGCAGTTTTCTCATCACGCATTAGTATTGAAAGTATTTGTAAACCGCTACAAGTTGCGTCCATAGACACGGGTAAATTACATTGGTAATCTAAACCTTGTTCTTTAAATTTTTTAAGATGATAACAAGCACTTAAAAATTCCATAGGCTTATCTGCAAAATTCCAAGCCTTATTATCTAAAGGTGCATCAGCGTAACTAATAAACTCGTCAAACTTTTCTTCTGTAAATTTATAACGATCATCAAAGGAAACTTTATCGTGTCCCCAAGTATTAGAAGCATGGACGAATAGCCAATACTTTCCTCTCTCGCCAAGCGGTTCAGCATTTGCGAAACCTATTAACGACTTAATTTTTTGGTCAGTCTGATATGTGATGGTAGTGCCGACAGGATATAGCCGACCCCTTGTGTCTGCAAACATAGCAAAATATATTCTTTCAAATTCTAAATA